CCACAATCACACCAAGAATCCGATAATATTTTGGCTGTTGTTTTGGAGGTACAATAAAGCTTTCGCTTCTATACCCAGAAGATTCCCAACTCTCGGAAATAAAATCCGTCTGTACTGGTGCCCCCGGAGGTGCATCAGCAAGCGAATAACCGCGATAATCTTCATAATAGTGCTTCAAATCATGTTGAATCAATTCATCATAACCCCACCAATAGATCGTTAATACTAATCCATGTTTTCTAGCGATATTCAAGAGTTTGGACTTTATTTCTTCAAAAAATTCACGTCCATGCTGGCTCGATTTACGGAGTGCCCCATCGACATTGCGACGGAACAATTCCTCATCACTTTCGGGTGAGGTCTTCTTCATGTAATACAAGCTTTTTGTAATAGATTCCTTAACAAGAGGTGCACGAATACGTTTCATGTCAGGACAATATCTAAACTTGCGTTTTAAGAAGTCACTTTCGGTTAAATAGGTAAAGGCGGTAATATCAGCATCCTTATTGGCCATCGTAATGGTCAATCCTACATCTTTGCCGACGCGTACGATATTAGTTCCATTGAAATCCGAATATTTCTCAGGAACAGATGAAATATTATCATCTCCGTATGTCATACTCCTGATTGCTTGTCTATAACGTACAACACCTTTTAATTTAGGATACAATCGAAAGAAAAAGATCCTCAAATAGATAGAGTTGACACCTCCATTCAGCTCTGTAGTGATTGGATTTCCTGACGGGTCACTATTAGCTAATTGGAGAATTGTGCCGAAGAAATGGAGGTTGGGGTAATTAATGTCTGTTAAAATACCCCGGGTAATGAATATATGTTCCTCACTACACCCCAAATCCCGCATGATATCTAAGATGCATGCTGAAACGGCAGATGAAACTTGAACCGACATGGTCTGGTCGAAAGCAGAATAATCAAGAGCAACAATTCTCTCTTCATTTTCTTTGAGGTAATCATATAATTCCTCAGCTTCCACACTATCCATGTTAATACCTTTTGCAGTCTCGAATAAATATTTATATCGTGACGCCATTCGAATAAATGGTGCCAAATACATTCGGCAAACTAACAAAAACGGGAAATTACTCCCCATGAACACACGCGCCTTAAACTTGTGGTTCGGTAATAATTCATTTGTCTTCATGGAACACTTAAAAAGTGGCCTACAGGTCTTGCCCGACCTATACGTGTCGATCATTTTCTGTACTTCGACTTCCATGTTAACTCCATTGAATTCCACAAGCTTACGTGGAACCAAAGGTTGAGTTTCATCAAATTCATCTCTCGCAAGATAATTCATTTTCTTACCCTTGTAAGGGAAACCAACTGACGTACTATTATCGATTCCCCCTAATGATTTCTCACCAATGCCATCTAATGCTTC